CGTGACAAATTCAAGATTGCAACGGACGCTGTGACAAACACTAAAATTGCAAATGATGCTGTTACAAACACTAAAATTGCAAATGGAGCTGTAACACAAGAAAAACTCAATGCCAGTGTCACTCTTGTCCCAACTGGAGCGGTGATGGCTTTTGCCATGAACTCAGCTCCAAGTGGATGGCTTGAAGCCAACGGGAATGAGTATTCCAAGACAGGGATATACGCCGCATTATTTGCTGTGATTGGAACTATTTATGGAGAGACAAATGGAGCAGGCGGCACTGGCACAACGCATTTTCGCGTGCCCGACTTGCGTGCATCATTTGTAAGAGGAGCGGGATCGGATGGTGTCGCTACGGCTGGCGCATTTGGAGCAAAACAAAATGATGCTTTCCAAGGCCATAGGCATTCATTGCTCTCGAATACATTTCTAATAACAAGCGCGTCCTCAAACTGGTTTCAAGGAGGATCGCCGACCGTCAATAATACAACAACTGGAATTGGAGATCCTTCAACAGATGGAACTAATGGAACGCCCCGCACCGCAAATGAAACCCGCCCGCGCAACATCGCCATGTTGTATTGCATCAAAGCCTAATGCTCCCCTGGGAACGCGCCCGCAACTGGCATGACGACAACACCACCGAACCCTTCGAGTCCCTCCTCGCCTGGCACATGGCGCACGGCCTCGTTTTCAACACCCCGCAAGTCTTCCTCCTCGCCCACGAAATCCACTACTCCCCGGCTACTAACACTATGACCTACGACCTCCCCCCAAACGCCTGGTTCGTCGAGCTCGCCGCCTCGGTCGGCCACGCGAACCCAGTCCGCGAATTTCTCCGCGTCGCCACGCACCCCCAAGAATGGGCCATCTGGCACCGCCGCAATTCTTTCCAGCCACACGCCTACCCATGGTCCAAACTCGCCCGCCGCGTCGGCCTTGTTGAAGGGAGGGTGTCTTAATGGGCGGCGGAGGAGGGGGCAGCAAGCCCAAGAAAGAGACGCCGCCGCCACAGGCGCAGCCGATTGATTACAATGCGCTCATGGCGCAATCCAGCGGTGCTGCTAAGGAGCAATTCCGCGATCAGGTTGCCGCGCAAGCCGAGGCGTATCCCACCCAAGAAGCCCTCCAGCTTGGCACCGTCTCAAACATTGCAGCCAATCTCAGCCAAGATGGCGGTTCAATCAAACGCTACAAGGTTGACGCAAAAGGCAAAATCATCGCTGAAGAAACCGTCGGCACCGCCGCGCCAAACCTATACACAAAACGCGCCACCGACCAGCTCATCGCCGCCGGGCAGCAAGCAGACGACCTTCAATCCGTCGCCGACTACACAGACCAGCTCGGCTACACCGCTGCCGGAGATTTGCAAGGCACCGACATCGAGCGCGAGCTACAGCGTCAAGCCAGCAACGAACTCCAACTCGGCCGCAGCCTCAGCCCCGAGCAAGAGCGCCAAGCCACCCAGCAAGCCCGCGCTGGCATGGCTGCCCGTGGCCTCGGCGCAGGCACAGGAGCCCTTGCCGCCGAAATCCTCAACCGCGAAGCCTACGCCAGCCAGCGCCAAGCCGACCGCCGTAACTTCGCAGGCTCAACCAACCAAATGCTCGTCAGCAATCGGCAAAACCGCCTCGGCCTCGTAGGAAATATCCTCGGGCAAAGCGCCAACACACGCCTCGCCCAGGCCAACCTCCGCACCGGCCTCGCTGGAGCCAACATTACCATCGACCCCTACGCCCGCGCCCTCGCTCCCGGCGCAGGCATGGGCTCCAGCACCCTCGGCCAAAGCGGCCAGATGATCGGCAACACCTACAACTCCGCCAACCAGATGGCCGGAAATGTCGCCAGCTTCAACGCCAACATGCTCGACTCCCGCTACAACAGCTTCCAAAACAACCAAGCCTCCCTCCAAGGCGCAGCCTTGCAGGCCGGTGCGACCGCAGGCGCTTCCCAAAACTCCATGATGGGCTCCGGCATGGCCGCAGGCGGCATGGTCCTCGGCATGACCGCTCTTGCTATTTAATGAACCAGCACCTGCAAAACCTCGTCGATGAAACCCTGACCCGTGCCGAGTATTGGTTGCGGGAATTTCGCAACCCCGTCGTCCTGTGGAGCGGAGGCAAGGACAGCACCGCCATGCTGCACCTCCTCATCTTCAAGCTCGGCGTGCGGCTCCCCTGCGTCCAATGGCGCGAGCCCCGCTTCCGCCACCGCTACGCCCACAGCGACCTGCTTGCCCGCGAGTGGGACTTGACCCTCTACGACTACGCCCCCGGCCGCATCGCCATCCAGGATGGGTTCGACATCGAGACCGGCGAACCCCGTTTCGATTTCCTCAAATACTACCAATGGGGCCACCACAGCGCCCTCGTCCTTAGCCTCGGCACCGAGCACCCCAAGGAAGGCGAGCCCTACCTGTGCGGCCTCACCGATGTCCTCCAGCGACCCACCGGCTCGTTCAACTGGCCGTGGGACGCCGCATTCCACGGACAGAAGAGCGCCGATGTCGATCTCATCAAAGGCGGCGTCCCACTCGCCCAGGATGTCCGCCGTGTGGATGACAGCCCGACCCAGCTTTTCCTCATGCGGCATTGGACCGACGACGACATCTTCGCCTACCTCGAAACCGAAGGCGTCCCGATGGACCCCACCCGCTACGACCGCGCCTCCGGCAAGTGGGGCCACAAACAGGATAAAAGCCACAACGCCGACTACTACCCGATCTGCTGGAACTGCGTGAACCGCCACCTCTCCGCCCCCGTGTGGTGCCCCAAGCTCCGCAGCGAGGTGAACAGCATCGCCCACCTCGCCCCCTACGAAGACAACGCCATCCCAGAGCAAGGCTTCAAACACACATGGAATTCCAATACGACTGTCAACGGTGTGGCGCATGTTGCTCGCACCGTTGGAGCTGGCCCGTGCTCAAGCGCGACCGCTCCGACGCCACCGGCATCCCTGCCGACTACCTCCGCACAGATTACCCCCTGCTCAAAACCGACCCCTGCGGACGCTGCATCGCCCTCCGTGGCGAGGTGGGCCGAGGAGTCGCCTGCACAATATATCATGCTCGCCCATCCGCCTGCCGGTCCTTCCAGCCTGGCAGCCCACTCTGCATAGAAGCCCGCCAATCCAAAAACCTCCCCACTTAATCCCATGCCATACAACCCCTCAGTCAACGACCGCTCCGGCGAAATTCTCGCCGGTTACCAAACCCGCAGCGCCGAAATCAAAGCAGCTGGCAACGAAGCCCTGGCTAAAGGTATCACCGATGGCGTGACAAATCTGGCAGGCGGCATCACGGGAGCCCTCAGCAAAGCCGCCGAAAACAAGATGACCTCCGAGTATCTTGATCAGATGGCAAATCAGTTTTCCCAAACGCCAGGTATGGACGGGAAAACCCCTCTTATGTCCCAAGATGAGCTCGACAAATTCAGCAAAATGTCCCTTGGCGCAAAACAAGGAATGATCGTTCCCAAGCAAGCCATGTTTGATCAATCCCTCAAAAATCAATACCTCGCCGCGCAGATTCAAGGATTTGGACAGAGGCAGTCTATGCAGAACCAAGTTCCTGTAAACCAAGTCCCCATCAGCCCATCGGCTAATCCAGCACCAGCAACCAATCTAGCCCCAGCGTCGCCATACAACTTCAACCCGCAAATCAAAACCTCCCCGGCAACCCCTGCAAGATAACTATGTCTACCCTTTACCAAAACCCGGCACTGCCCCAGCAGCCCACGGATGAAGACCTCGCGGCATTCACCCGGCCTATGGCGGAAATGGACATGTCTCAACAAGCGGCTCCTGTAGCTCAACCCCGCGCTGCTAAGGGACTCTCCTTCGACTGGTCCGTGCTGAACGCCCAGACCCAAGAGGAATACGATGCCAAGCCCCCCGCCATCCGCCAATTGATTCACGAAATCCAGACGCAAGGCATTTTGCCAAGTCAAGAAGCCGCTGCTACCCGCGTCATGGAAATCCAGAAAATGCTCGACGAGCGCAACTCGCCAAAAGCCCAAGCCCAAGCAGACGCAGCTCAGTTGTCGGCCCGCAAAACCCAACTTGATATCGGCAAGCTTGAGCAGGAGACCATCGCCAAGGCTAAAGAGCAGGCAGAGCTCAACACACGCAAGCAGCTCGTCCTCGAAAAAATCAATAAATACACAGCCCCAACAGGCCCAAACTCAACGCTTTTGACAGACCTTGTGGGCAAGTGGGACGGCACAGCCGGAGCCATGCTTGATGCCGGTGGAGCCAATGACCAACGCGCCGCTCAACGCGCCGAGCTTGAGCGCCTCGTCAACAATGATGTCTTGGAACTGACAAAATTCCTCAAGCCCGTTTCTCAGGACGAACTCAAATTCCTCAAAAGCATGAGCCCCCGCCTGCACCAGAACGACACAATCTGGAAGGAATACCTCCTCGACGCCAAGGCCCGCATCGAAGGCATGGGCGGACCTGCCACCGCACCTCAAACAGCCCCGCAAACAGCCGCACCTCAAGCCGCCCCCGCACAACCCCAGCAACCCGCCACCCGCGTCATTCGTGGCCAAACTTTCGTTCAACAACCCAATGGCAACTGGATCCCCCGTTAAAGAATTCACTTCCGACGAACTCGATGCCCTGGCAGCCGCCGAGCTGCCGGTGCAGGACGCCCCCATACCCCCGAACACCTCTACGGCAATCGCCGCAAGCCGAGCGCCTGAACAGACAGGCTCACCCGGACTGATCACCGGGGAGGGGGCTCTTCCTGCCCGTGGACCCGCCATGGGACCCGTCGCCCAGCTTGAGGCCCGCGAATACACCACCGAGGAAATTGACCTCCTCGAGCAGGCTGAAAAGGCAAAGGAATTCTCCACTGATGACTTGGATCAAAAAATAGTCGCCTCCGTTTACGACGATCCGACCTACATCCCGACCCGCGACGAGTATTTCCAAGCAAAAGAACTCAAAGCCCGCCTAAAATCCGAAGGAAAAATCCCCGGTCTCTTGGAAAATGCGGCCACTGGCGCAGGCCAGTTCCTGCAAACCATTGGAACAACTTATCACGAAATCGTAGACGACCCCGGAGAGTTTCTTGCTACATCACCGGCCACACTCAAAGCCACAGCCAAGAAATCTTGGCGCAACACCAACGATGTCACCCGTTGGATTCGCCAAGCCAATGCGCCAGAGCCTATCGGGCGCGACGAGCAAACCGGAGAGTTTGTCTATGGCACCACAGGCCGATCTGCTGAGGAGAGTTTAGCAGGACAACAAATGCTCGCCGCAGAGCAGGGGCGCTCAATTCGCCCAGTGACGCCGGAAGACCTCAAGGATGAAGAATTCGACCGATTCGTTATGGAGCGGTCACGGCAGAAAGAGCTCGAGGAATGGGTCGCCAATACCACGGCGCCAACGGAGTTTGTGACAAGCCTTGTCACAGGTCGGAATCAAACAGAGCAACCCATGCAGGCTACCTCAGACATCGCCGGCGGTTTGCTCGAGCCCACCAATATCGCCACCATGGCCATTCCTTTTGGCGCAGGCGCCAAGACTCTGGGTGCCTCACGCTTGGCTAAACAAGTCGGAGCTGGTGGCGCCCGCATCATGGAACGCGCTGCCGCCAGAGGCATCGAAGGCATGGAAGCAGGTGCCGCCAGATTTCAAGAGATCATTCAGAAAGGCACCCGCATCTCGCCAGAAAACCAAGTCAAGATCGCCAAGTGGTCAGCAGCAGGCGGCATCGGTGGAGGAGTTTTTGGCCTGGACACCGATGTGCCGGTATTGTCTCAAGCACAGGATGCGGCTCGTTTCATAGGTGGTGCATATGTAGGTTACAAATTAGGACTCGGCACGCTGCGCAATGTGCAAAAAGTCGCTGGACCCACCTCCACTATCCTTCGTGTAGCGGCCAACCCTGCTGAGGGATTTGATGACATCGCCCAGGCATCCGTAGCAGCAAAGCTCAAAGCCTTCCCCGAGCTTTCTCCTGTGCGTGAGGTCTTGGAAAATCCAACACGCTTCCGCCCTATCGAGTCCACTCCGGCTCGATTGGCTGCGGATCCCCGCCTTGGGCCGCAAACGCGTGCCGTTGCAGACGCCCTATCCAATCCGCTGATTGTGCAAGGCGTGCGAGGAACCTCTGCTGTGGCAAGTGGCGCAGTGAAAGGCGCTGCGGCAAACGCTCCATTCGTAGCCCTCGCACTCAATGCCGACGAAGAAAAAGCCGCCGCCAACATGCTCGGCCTCGGCGCTGGCTTTGGAGCGTTTGGCGGAGCCGTCAACCGATTCACTGGATTGCAACAACGCCGCGCTGAAGCCAGAGCCTCAGACACCGCCCGCATGTTTATGGATGTCGAGCTCGCTGGTGGCGATGTCGCAAAACTGGCACAGACCTACTCGCCGCAACAACTGGGAGACCTCGCCTCGATGCAAGGCTTTTTCCGCGACAAGGTGCAATTTGTCCCGCTCAACAAAGCCGACTTCGACACCAACACCCAAGCCCTTGGAGGAGCCGGCGCTGCTGGTCTTTTCGTCCAAGCGCCTCCAGGAGAAAAAGCCCGTGTTTTTCTCAACCTCGAGGCTCAACGCGACGGCATCGTCCCCCACGAACTCGGCCACGCTCTCATCAAGTCCGGAGCCCTTGGCAGCGCTCAAGCCGATGCGATTCGTGCCTTCACCACACGCCGCTACACGCAAGTAGGCGTCGAAGCCAGAGCCCGCGAGTATGCGAGCGCAATCATTCAAAATGAAAATGCCGCAAAATTCCCTGGGCAAACTCTCCCCGTCTCAGATGCATCGATCCGCGCCAAGATGGATGAGCTCGGCCAATCCGGCATGCTCCGAGGCGACATCGACCCCCTCGATTGGGCACGCGACGAGATTTTCGCCGAGGACTTCCGTCAAGCCAGCCAATCTATGGACTTTGCCGCCATACGCCGCAACCTCCCTGCGGACGGTTCGTGGCTTGGCAGTATGGAAAACCTCCTTGGCGCCCAAGCCAACGCCCTCTCCATCTCCGGCGTGCGCATCGACCCGGCAACCGGGCAGCCAGACCCGCTCTTCAAGGCAAATCCCATACTCGCCACCGATCCTGTCCTTAAAAAACAACTCGGCCAGTATCTCAACAACTACCGAGATTGGATTAACCATCCAGACCAGACTAAAGCCCGAGGCGTCCGCGTAGCTCCCGCAGCCCGCCCCCAAGACCTCGTCAACAACCCGCAAGTTACCTTCCACGACTACGGCGGCGTCATGGCTAACGAATTCGCCCGCATCGATCCGGCTACAGGCCAAGCCGTCTTCCGCGACCAGCGCGACATTAATGCCGAGACCGCCAAGCGCCAGCAGCAAGTCAAAGCGCTCGCAGGCTCCAAACTCATGCCTGCCACAGATCCAAATCTCGGCCCTAAAAAAACTGCCGATGGACGAGTCACGGTCCGAGGCCGCATCCTTCCGCAGCAGTTTGATTTTCTCAACGGCTTTGCCCAGCACCAGCGTGCCTTTGCGCGACAATTTGAGACCGCTGCCGCCAATGGCGAATCCATGATGACCCGCTACCACGCCATAGGCTCTGGAGACACCGGTGCCTTCCGCATCAAAAACCTCGGCAATCTGGAAGCCATCACTCGAGAAGTCATCCCCTGGGGCTGGGAACTCACCAGCAAAGGCAACCTCCTCGCCTCCGTCCTCGATCTCACGCAATTCCGCAACCGCGCCATCAAAGCCATCAACGCCGGAGACCCAACCATCGGCCGCCTCTACAACAACGACCTTCGCGCCATCGAGGCCGATCTCAAGCAGTGGATGGAAAACCACCGCCAAGACCTACCCGGCTCCAACAAAATCGGCGAGCAACGCCGCGACGCCATCAACTCCCTCATCGGCATCGCCACCAACATCAACAAAGCCGCAAACCCCTTCAGCGGCAAAATCGCCGGCCCCAGCAGCGCCATCAAACAATTCCGCCTCGACCGCCTTGATACCACAGCTCCCACAGGCCGCACCGGCTTCCATTTCGACTACGACAAAGCCAACGGAAACCTCCTTCCCGAGGTAGCCACCCCGCTTCCAAACTTGTCAAGAGACCTGCCAGGGCAGGCAATGCCGAGCGGACCAAAACCTCTAAAGCCAATCGAAAAAATGACAGATCGGCAGTTGTCCTCTTTTTTAAAAAAACACGGCGAACAACCATCCAGCGCAATCGATGTCGCCCGCCGTTGGTCCGACGGAGATCGCATGTGGGGAGCTCACGAAATGGGTGACGAGCTGTCATTATCTCCAATCACTGACATGAATGATCTTTCCGGCTACTCTCGAGACCGGCTCATATCATTACCCAAAGCCACAGAAGACGCCTTATACAATCCCCAAGGCCAAGCCATGCCGGATGCGGGGCGGGACAAAATATCTAGTGCATTACCGAGACGCAGTGCTACCGTGTCGGGAAAGGCGGAGGTATCAAATGACGGCACGATCACATACAAAGGCAAAGAGCCAGCGCAATGGAGCCCGCAAGAATTTGAAGCGTTTGGTAAAGAATTCGGTGTCCGAAACCTTGGCCCTATCAGTAAAATCTCCAACATTGTGGATGAGCTGGGAAGACCTGTGGCGCAAATACCCGGTGGACTTGAAGGAAAGTTTACCTACTACGACCTCCTCCACCTCAAAGCCAACGCGGTAGATGTAAGAACTCTGCCTGTTGATTTGCACGGGCAACTCACAGCCAAGCTGGCCCGCACCATGACGCCAGATCGAGGAAACAAGGTGCAAAAATTCAATGGCATCCTTTTCGGAATGCTATCTCCGAATTCACCACTACTTCCAAATGAATTTGGCCAAGCTCGTATGAGATTTGGCTCAATGGACGAAATCAAAAAGTTCGCCGATCTCCTTCCAGACAATCCTACCAAGGATCAGCGCAAAGCAGTCAATGAACGGCTCAAAAAAGAACTTGGATTTACCGCCGCCAAGAGCGGTGGTCTCGGCATCGGCATTTCGGTGGACTTGTCCAATATCGTAATAGCCGCAAAAATGTTCCACAAGAATCCTGATTTCTTTATCAAAAAACCCAAAGAATCTTGGGCAAACTTTGTAGACAAGCTCACCACACAGGTGTCCGGTCTTGGAACCAAAACGGCATCCTTCGGCGGAGTCTGGCAAGATCCGTTGAATGCTGGCATTTCCGCTATGGACCGCCACATGGCCAGAGCATTCAGCGACGAACTTCTCAACAACCCCGACATACGCGGCAGGTTTGAAGGAATTGTTGTGAAACGATTCAACGATCTCGTCACAGAATCCAAAGACACCGCCAGAAAAGCTGACGCCAAAATTCGTAGAGCGAAAACTGAAAAAGCCAAGGCAGCAGCAGAACAAGAAAAGGCCACGGCTATGCAGAACCTGCCTGACCCCACCGCACTCAAGGCAGACACGCTGGACGATGTGCTCGGCCAAGCAGAAATCTTCGGCGCAGACCGCGTCAAAGATTTCGTCAACGAGGCCGTGTTTGCCGCCATGGGCAGTCGTAAGGCAAAGTATCAGATGAAAGATGGAAGCGTGAATCCCAACCTTCCCGCATCAATCCAAGGCGTAGAATGGGTTCAAACACCCAAGGATTTTCAAGTCATGTCCGAAGCATACAGACTGGCTCTGGAGATCAATGCCGAGCGTGCAAAATCAATAGGCATCGAAATTTTCCCGGCACAATGGACTTTATGGGATCGCATCAGAGGCCGCGTGGAACCACATGAAGCCATGTTCCCTGGTCTGGAAAAAATTCCCGCCCTCAATGACAGGCAACTCGCCTCGGCATTTGCTGCCAACAAAAAAGCCGGATACGCCTCCACTCCCGCTCCAGGTCAGCCGTGGAAACGCAAATCTGGGATCAACCCTGCCGAATTGGCTTACTTCGGAATCCCGATTGCCGCTGCCGCCGTGTCACAGCAAGATGAAGAGTAGGTCACAACCCCCAAAACATCTCCGCCTCCGCCTGCGGGTCGCCCGAAAAATGTAAAAATTTACAGGTCGAAAAAAATTGAAAAAATGTCAATGCACCAAAATCATTGACACTTTTACTGGGAGGGGAGTTGGAGTCAAAACCTACCTTTTTGGCCTTTTTCCCTCTACTGAGCGGGTGCCAAAAATCCAAAAAGTGTCAATCGTTGACATTTTCATTAGGAGCGAAGGTGGGTTCGAATCCCACCTCCTCCGCTCTTTTGAGTGTCAATGCAAGAATGTGCAAAATGCCCGCAGAGGTAGACTGGATGCGGGTTGGCGGTGATTGAAGGCGATTGCAAAAAATTGGAAGAATTTGCAAAAGTGTCAATGGATGTCAATGTATTGACATGGCTAATCTAAAAACACTGATTCCTCGGTTCGACCGTAAGATGGCGCGGTGGGTGATTGATGTTCCAAAAGCAATGAATGGAGGGAAGCGGCGGCGGATGTTTTTTCAGGACCAATCGGACGCGAACAAGGCACATGCGGAACTTGTCTTTTCTTTGGCGCACACGGGGGCAATTCCTTCAAAAGCGGAGGCAGGGGAGACGACGGGGCATTTTGCTGCGGCATTCTTGGCAAAGAAGTCGGTGGAAGTGGAGCCGGTGACTTTGCGTCAGTTGAAATGGGCGCTATCGAAGCTCTCGGACGCGCATGGAGCAAAGAAGCCGGAAGACCTCGATGCAGAGGAGATGCGGCGGTGGGTGGACAAGTTGCCACTCACGACTCGCGGGAGGTTCAATGTTTTTGCAGTGTGCCGAGATTTTTTCTCTTCACCTGCCATGAAAAAAATTGTGCGGGACAGTCCTTTTGCCGACGCTCCACCGAAGAAAGATAAAGGCGCACGATTGCCGATCCTCACGGTTGACCAGATGCGGGCGCTCCTCGATCACGAGTGGCCGGAATGGTTCAAGGCGTGGCTTGTCGCCGGTGCGTTTGCTGGCTTGCGGACGCGGGAGATTTTTTCGATCCCGGCATCAGCTATTGATTGGGAATACGACGAGATCGTGATTCGGCACGAGGACGCCAAGCAGGGGGAGGCGGCACGGCCTCGCAGTGCAAACATCTATGAGCCGCTCAAGCGCCACATGCCACGCAGGGACGCAGACAAGGCGCTGGTGGATGGGTATTCGGTGAAACGGTGGAAGCCGGTCATCCGCGAAGCCTGCCGAGTGATTGGAGTGGAGCCAAGCGCATCGCCGTCAGGCGTGATGACGTTGAAATGGCCTGACAACTGCCTGCGGCATTCTTTCGCAAGCTACCACCTGGCTCACTACAAGGATGCAACCAAGACGGCATTCCTGATGGGGACATCTCCGCGCCTGCTTTACGAGACCTACGCGAATCTGGTCTCACGCCGCGATGCGGCGAAGTGGTGGGAGCTGTAGCCTACCGCTGCGTGAGAGCGAGCGGCTGCGGGTTGCGGTATAGGTGGGCGTGCGGGTGAATGAAGGCGACTTTTTTTGGTGGGGTGGCGGTGGTGAAAAAATGTTGTTCTTGGGCGGTGCCGTCCCAGAAGCGGGCGCGGAGGATTTGGACGGGGTTGCCGTTGAGGGGCCAGCCGTTTTGGTAGCAGCGCTTGAGCTCGAGGGTGCAGGGGGTGATGCCGACGACATCGCCGTTGAGGTCGATCATGGAGCCGTAGGGCAGGGTGTGGATCTCGACGGTGCGGTCGCTGAACTTGGCTTCCAATTCGCGTTTGCTGGCCTCGAGGTCGATGGTGCTTTTGGTGGCGCAGCCGACGAGTGTGAGACAGATGAGTATGAATAATGTTTTCATGTCTTATGCGTGTTGTAAAGCAAACAATAACAATGGAATAACTACACCCCCCCCCCCCCCCCCCATTCCGCGTGGGTGGTGAGGTCGTGGATTTCTGCTATCCAGTTTTCGGGGAACGTCCCGTCATACGAGTTGAGGGCCCAGAGCCTAAATGCTCTGACAGATTCGCTATATTGGCACCAACACCGCGTTGGATATTTGACGGTTTGCTTGAAGATTTTTGCGCAGATATTTCAGATTTTTCCAATTTGCCAGACTGATCCAGTGTGCGCATTTCAGCAACAGCATCGGCAATGATTGCGCTTACAGAAGTGCTCACGCGGCGGTCTGCAATCTCCAGTTCTTTTTTTTTCTGCTTAACCCAATCAAGCAAATCCGGCGGCAAAGTAATTGTTAGGCGTTTGAATTTTTCTTCATCACTCATGCATCATCAGTAATACCGAGTATGCTTCAGAGCAATTTTTTTATTTTTGCATGAAAATTTTTCTTCGCCCGCAAATCCAGTCCTCATGCGGATGTCAAGAAAAAAAATAGGGTAGGGAAACACCTTACTTGACCCTCGGAAAAAATATTTCTTGTCCATAAGTATGATCGCTCATACCGATATGAGCCATGCATACAGAGTATGAGCGAACAAGCGTGAGTCTACCGGCGGACCTCCTCGGTTACTTGAAAAACAAATCGGAGGAGCAAGGAACTCCAGTCAGCCGGTTGGTTTCCCAAGCGGTGAAAATAATGCGGGAGCGTGAGTCAAAAAGGAGGGCCTCGAAATGAAGCCGGGATATTTGAGACCCGAGGAAGCGGCCCAATACCTCTCAGTCTCACTCAGCACTATTTACAACAAGAAGCGGGCCGGGCTTCTCAAATTCTACAAATTTGGCGGTTCCACTTTACTGAAGGTCTCGGAGCTCGACGCGGCTGTTGAGAAGGGGGTCCAGGAATGAAGACGCCACGACTTTACCTGTGTGAGGGCTTCTGCCGAGTCCTTGGACCAATCCGCTGGATGGTCGAAGCATCTGGGTTTGTCGACGCGAAGACCAAGTTTTTTATCAAGCACCGCGTGCAGGCCACGCATGTCTGCCTGGAGCGTTAATTTTTATGGAACACGAAACCATCGTCAGGAATATGCAGTTCGCGTGGGAATTTGCCCGCGCTGTTGGCCCAGCCCTTGTGCTGGGAGTCGCAACCTACTGGGTCACCACATGGGGGGAGGCACGATGAGCGCTTGGTGGGTTATTGATACTGAGTCGCTGTCTTCGTCGGTGGGGACGAAGGAGGCTACGGGGCCGTTCACTTCGCGAAAGGATGCGGAGGATTGGATCCGCGAGGATTTCGAGTCGTGGTTTACCGCGAGCGAGGTGCCGCTGAATGACAGGGAAGTAGACTGCGCGGGGCAGATGCTCATTTTGGAGCAGAAGGCGTGCGTGAGGCCTGTGGCTAAGGTGCAGGTCAAGACTCAACTGGTGGAGGAGTCCGTAAAATGAGCGCCTGGCAGCATGTTGGCACATCGATGCCGGATAGCGACACCGATGTGATTATTCACACCGAAGATGGGCATGTCGAAGCTGGCTACCACGACGGCCAAGATTGGCGGTGGCTGAGTGCTGGAAAAGTAGAAATAGCGGTGACGCACTGGATGCCGTTCCCGCTTCCACCACTCAAGGAGGAGGCATGAGCGCCACGCTGGCCATTTCTATCGCGGTGCTGACTCTCGGCTCCTGCATCGCCTGCTACCTGCTCGGGCAAGACAGCGTGCGGCAGCAGCTACGCAATAGCAATGAGCGCCGCCGGCGCTGGGAAGAATTTGATGACGAGGATTAATTTTATGAAACTGAACATAGTAACAGGTAAGATACAGCGGGCCCAGCGGGTCTGTTTTTATGGGGTCGAGAGCGTGGGCAAGACTACGCTGGCCGCGAGGATGCCAGATCCAGTTTTCTTGGATGTGGAGAAGGGGTCGGCTCACTTGGATGTGCCGCGCCAGGAGGTAAAGACTTGGACGGAACTGCTGGAGGTGGTCAAGGAGCTGGCCTCGGGTAGCTACGGCTACAAGACGGTGGTGCTCGACTCTATCGACTGGGCGGAGCGGCTGAACCACTCCGATCTGTGTGAGCAGAAGAAGATCAAAAGCCTCGAGGAGATTCCCTACGGCAAGGGCTTCACCATGGCGGCAGAGCGGATGGCTCGCTTCCTCAATGATCTGGACCGGCTTGTGGATGCGGGCATCCATGTCGTTTTGGTCGGCCATGCTCATGTGAAAAGACAAGAGCCGCCGGATCAGGTGCAGGCATTTGACCGCTACGAGCTGAAGCTGACGAAGCAGGCTTCGCCGTTGGTGAAGGAATGGGTGGACCACTTGTTCTTCCTTAACTTCAAAACCCGCATCGTGGAGTCGGAATCTGGCAAGGCAAAGGGCCGAGGCGGCAAGGAGCGGGTGCTCTATACTACGCACACGGCGGCCTACGACGCCAAGACTCGCTCGGAGCTGGCGGATGAGTTGCCGCTGGAATTTGCCAGCATTTCCTCGCTTTTCGGTGCGGTGAAGGCTCCGGCCAAGGCGGTTGCAGTCGAAATCCTTGGCCGTGAGCACAAGGAAACCAAAGAAGCTCTTGCCGTTTACCTCGATCCGCATGAGGCGGATGTGAATGCCTGGTGCCTCTCGACGGGCAAAATCACCAAGGGGCAGACTTGGCGAGATATGCCGCCATCGTTCTTGGCGCAGGTGGAGAAACGACCGGAGGATTTCCTCCAGGCTGTTGCCAAAAAGGCTGCGTGAGCGTCGAGCGCACGTGTCGCGAGGTGCTGGGGGAGGATGTTGGGTTGTTTCAACTCAAAATCTCCCCCGATGGGGGGATTCAACGGCGCCTGCGCTACGAGACCTACTCGCACAGCGACATCCGCGCCTTGGGCCCTTACCTCTCGGTCTCGAGCTGCGATGAGATCAACGCCGCCTGCGACAGGTTCTTAGCCTCCCGAGGAAGAAAGACAGGAAGAAATTATTCAAAACACATCAACAAAAAGCATTATGACATCTAATATACGACACAGCATGTTGCCGAAGCTGGCGGCCTGCCCAAAATTTACCCCGACTCCTGGCGATGCCGGTCCGGCTGCCCAGCGGGGCACGGTGATGGACGAGGCATTTCGTTTGGGGTTGCAGGGCGACCGCACCAAGATCGACGCGCTGCCGGCGGAGGACCGCCCAGCGGTGGAGTGGGCGGTCGCCCTTATGGAGGACTACAAGCGCACGGGCACCATCGAGGCTCGGGAGGAATACTTGGCCATGCATACGCCGGGCATCGCCCATGTCGGCACGGCCGATGCGCTCTGTGAGAAGCTCGGCTGGGTGGCAGATTTGAAGACAGGGCAATTACGCGGATACATGGAGCAGGTCGCAGCCTACTGCTACGCCATGATGCACAAGAACTTTGAGCAGGACTACGCTGCGCATGTGCTCTACTGCGACCAGCAGGTGGTGAAGAGCTACCGATTCACGCTGGAGCAGGCCAAGCAGATCGTGGAACGCATTATTGCGGAGGTGAATGACCCGTCCGCGGAGCCTCGAGCGTGTGACTACTGCGGCTGGTGTGCCAATCAAAACACATGCCCTGCCGTTGTGAAGCCTGTGGAGGCTGGGTTGGCGATGGTGACCACGCCTGTTACCACGCTCGAAACGATCCTCGGCACCATTATGGATTCGCCCGAGCGGATGGGGGAATTTTTCGCCCAATGGAAGATGGCCGAGAAGCTGGTGGCCGAGCCGGTGGAGAAATTCATGCGTGCTCGCCTCGAGACAGGCGCCGAGATACCCGGCTGGAAGCTCACCGATGTGAAAGGCCGCGAATATGTGGACATCGAGGGCATCGCTTGGGCCGTGAAGGAGGGGAACGCTCCGCTCGGACAGGTCATCGAGGTCATGGGCGGCAAGATGACCGGCACCAAATTCCGCGAGTGGGTCTCGGCGATGCTCGGGACGAACCCGCCGGAGGGTCTCATCCGCACCGGCACCAGCAGCAAACAACTTCGCCAGGTCAAAGTCACCAAGAGCAAATAATTTCTTCGCCAACCTGGTGAACACCGGGGGCAGGAGACAAGGGGGGCTGCGCATCCCAAAAAACGCAGACCAAACATTATGCCTACATATATAGCAAAAAAACCAGAAGCGCCGCGGAGCGGCAATAAATACCATGTCGAGCCGGGGGTCTATAAGTGTGAAGTTTTCACAGCAGAGGAGAAGACCAGCAAGCGCAAGCCGGATGGCTCGGGCGGAAACCCAATGATCGAGCTGGTGCTCAAAGTCATGCTGCCGGATGGCAAGACAGGGCCGGAGATCCGCGACTACCTTGTTTTCACCCCAAAGAGCGGGTGGAAGATCGACGCCTTCCGCGCCTCCTCGGGCGAGGCAGTGCTCGAGGGCGATGCTGAACTCACAGCGGAATCCTGCGAGACACGCGAGGTCGTTGCCATGATCGGCGACAAGCCGGGCGACAAGGAAGGCATTTACTGGAACTTCATCGAATACTACCTGCACGGCGAAGAGCGTGCCGAGTTCCTCTCGGGCAAGTCAGTAGCTCGACCTGTAACCAAGCCTGCGGTGAAACCTGCGGCAGTCGCTGACGGAGACGACATCCCGTTCTGATTATGAAGGGCTTCCTTGAATTCGACCTGCCGGAAGATTCGGCGGAGATGCGTTACGCGCAAGCAGGCCTCGACGCCCTGTTGGTGCTTAACGAACTGGACCAAGAGTGCCGGAGCCGTCTCAAGCACGGCGCCGGCGCGTTTGCAGACCTCGACGAGAGCACCATCGAGCGCATCCGCGAATGGGTGAGAGGCGAGTCGGTGCGCAGGAACCTACCGGAGTTGGAATGAGGCATGATCTGGAACCGGCCAGTCACAGAAGCGTGCAATTTCAATGCTCGCCGCTGCATGTGCCTCAAGAAGAAACGCTACGACACAAAAGAAATGGCCGCCGCGCTCTTAGCAAGGCGGCTGGCCTCGGAGAAAAACCCACCAGAATACCTGCGAGCCTACCACTGCATCATATGTAAGGGCTGGCACTTAACGAAACAGAAAAGATGACCATCCTTGCCCTCGATCCCGGCACTACCGAGACGGCGTTTGTCCTTTGGGACGGGCGCCGCATCCTCGAGGCCGACCACCTGCCGAATGCGGAGATCCGCCAAATCCTCATCGGCCGCGAGTATGACGCCGTGGCCTGCGAGATGATCGCAAGCTACGGCATGGCGGTGGGCAAGGAGGTCTTCGAGACCTGTGTATGGATCGGGAGATTTGTGGAAGTGGCTCGGGTGGAGCCACGCTTAGTCTACCGGCGCGATGCTAAACTCCACCTCTGCCACTCTCCCAGGGCAAAGGACGCCAATGTTCGGCAGGCGCTCATCGACCGCCTCGGGCCGCAGGGCACAAAGAAGAACCCCGGCGCAACCTACGGCATGCGCGCCCACCTGTGGGCGGCGCTGGCTGTGGCGGTGTATGCGGGGGATGTAAAGGAATAGAAATGTGGATACTCCCAAAACAATTACACACCTCGGCCTTTGTGCCGGATACGGCGGCATTGAGCTTGGACTCCACCGAGTTATCCGAAATCTGCGCACGGTCGCTCTTTGTGAGATCGAAGCCTTCGCGTGCGCGAACTTGGTCGCAAAAATGGAAGCGGGACTCATGGACGCAGCACCTATCTGGACGGATCTTAAATCCTTCCCATGGGCAGAGTTTCGTGACCGCGTGGACATCCTCACTGGGGGCTATCCCTGCCAGCCCTTCAGTAACGCCGGACTGCGCCTCGGCACAGACGACCCTCGCCACCTCTGGCCATTTATCGCAGACGGAATTCGGATTCTGCGACCCAAACTCTGCGTATTTGAAAATGTCGAAGGACACATCTCCCTCGGACTCCGAGAAGTCATTGGAGAGCTGGAATCAATCGGTTACAAAGCGGCGTGGGGAATATTCAGTGCGTCTGAAGTCGGCGCACCTCACCAGCGCAAGCGGGTCTTTATCTTGGCCTACGATAAGAGCCAGCGAATACAAGGACACTGGGCCGATTGGCTCCAAGAGTCACGACCACATGCTGGGCAAGGGCTACCTATGCGCGGTGGTGACGCAGGATGCGGCGAATTGGCCAACACATTGTGCAATGGAAGCGGAGAAGGCTGGCTTATTCGACAAGGGGCAGATGGGGCAGAGTCTGTCAGCAATGGCGAATCGTGGGGAGCTTGGCCTTCCCGCCCCGGCGAAGCCCAGCACGGATGGGAGCCGCCAAGGGTTGTGGCCAACGATAACCGCCCACACGCCGGACATAGAGAGCAGCGGCCCGAACGGGAACTCGGGGACTTATCTGGCGGGTGCGGTGAAGGCAGAGGAGAACTGGGTGACTCCACGCACCAGCGGGACTTCAACGAGACCCAACAAGACCACTCCGAGGCAGGGGCTGACACTGATCGAGCAAGCGAGGGAGCAGGAGAAAATGTGGCGAACTCCGTCCGTAGCAGAGGAGAAGAACCAGAACACCTCAACGCAAATCTACCTACAGAACCAAGTAGGGGCGACACCGAAGGCTTGGGCAACTCCTCAAGCGAGCGACCATATCGAGGGAGCGAGGACGGAGCTAACAAGCAACCAGAAATGCTTGGGGAGGGACATGAAGGAATGGGGAACGCCCACAGCACGCGACCACAAGAGCGGCAGGGGCAACGAGGAGCGGGAATACAAGGAACTCACGCCGATGGTGGAGAGGACGCAGAGCGGCAAGCTCAACCCGCGCTGGGTGGAGACCTTAATGGGGCTGCCGGTGGGCTGGGTTATGCCGAGCTGCAAGTCGCCTGTGACAATCGAACCGACGAACTTCGACTCCTCGGCAACGGAGTCGTGCCTGCCACCGCAGAGCGCGCTTTTCGCGTTTTGATAGAGGAACTTATTTAATGCAATATCCTGAGAAAGAGAGCGCCGTCGTCGGCTATATTAGTGTCGCTGGATTCGCCGGCGTGCCGAAGTCGGCGGTCGTGGAGCCGGAGGCATTCGCCTCAACACTGAATGGGCTCTACTATGCCGCCGCACACAGGCTCCACCACGCTGGCAAGGCTGTAGTCGGCACGACGATCCTTGAGGCCATCGAGCGGGAGCCGTATTGGCTGAAGCTCGCCGAGGCCGAGGCGAAGGCCGCCGGGATGGTTTCTTGGCAGGATGGTGTGGTGCTGGCTGACACCTCGCTGGCATTCAACCCAGCGGGCGGTGCCATTATTGCCGAATACCTGGCCGATATTGCAACCGCCTCAAATGCCCGCAAAGCAACCCGAATCGGCCGGAATCTGGCAGATGGTAGCATGCCTGTGGCCGAGGCGCTCGAGGAGCTAAAACTCCTGGCAAAGCCAAAGTCGGCCATGGCTGGCGTGGAGATGCACACTTTTCAACAACTTTGGAAATACAAGGCGGAGGATGACAGCAGCACCTTGGTGGGTAATCGCTGGCTGTGCCGTGGCGGGCAACTTCTCCTCCTCGGGCAGTCGGGCATCGGCAAATCTTCCTACACACTGCAACAGGCAATGACCTGGGCCTTGGGATTACCATTCTTTGGAATGATGCCCAAGCAGAAACTCAAGTGCCTGCTCGTGCAGGCTGAGAACGATTTCGGCGACATGGCTGAAGTTGTGCAAGGTGTAATGCATCATGTTGTTCTGAAAAGCGGCATGACAGAAAAAGAAGCAAGTGACATTCTTAAGCAAAACATAGTTTTTGCTCGGGTCACAGCACAGACCGGCGAGGCATTCATCGAGGTCATCCGCGAGCTGATCGCGAAGCATGGGCCGTTCGATCTGGTATACGGGGATCCACTGCTCTCATTCATCGGCGACGACATTTCCCAACAGGCTGTGGCCAGTCACTTCCTGCGCGAGCTTTGCAACCCGCTCGCCTTCGAGCACAACTTCGCATGGGTGTGGAGTCACCACACCGGCAAGCCACAGAGCGACAGCAAGAGCCGGGCGCACTGGAACGCGAATGACTACGCCTACATCGGCCTCGGCTCCAGTGAGCTGACGAACTGGGCTCGCGCCATCTGCGTGCTCCAGACCACCAAGCACGAAGGAATCTTCAAGGTTCTCCTGGCGAAGCGTGGCAACCGCGCCGCCGTAGTCGATAAACACGGCCACCCGACCACGGACATCGTCATCAAGCACGCCGATAAGGGACTACACTGGGAAGTCGCAGAACTCCCCGAGGAGACCCAAGAAGAGGGTAAGTCGAAAGGTAAGTCAGGCAGACCGCCAGCACTCAACGATTTGCAAGAACTCGAGGTCTTGACTATGCACGCCAAGTGGCCAGCCAATACCGAAGGTTTTTATGCTGCCGCCAAGAAAAAATACAATGTCTCTCACGACACCATCAAGCGGGTCTTAGACAAGCACACTCACCCACAGAAAGCCGCCGCATAGATATGTTTTTACTACCTCCGCAAAACCTCCGCAAAACCTCCGCAATATTCCAATTCTGCGGAGCATGGATGACCTCCGCAAAATTACCTCCGCAAATCCCCCTAAGAAGGGGGGATTGTTTTGCGGAGGAGTAATTTTTCGGAGGGGTCATTTCCAACCATCGAAATCCGCAAAATAGATTATGCGGAGCAACCACATGAACACCCCCAAAAAACAACACGACCCATACATCGGCTGCCAAGCATGCGGCCGCGAATGGCAAGATCACCCAGGCATCACCCACACCTGTCGGCTTGCTTCAGACCTCGCGTCATCCCTTCGCTGGGCGCTCAACCACATCGAGCCCCCAGAATACACCCGAGATATCTCCGAGCAGGAGATTTACTGGCATTCCGCCGAAGAAGCCCGGCGACTCGTCGTCGAGGCCAGCAATTGGAAATCACCACGCCCATGCCCACGCCCATGAAACCCATCAAACCCAAACGATCCGCTAAACCAGAAACCAAGCACAGCATCGCCACCAAGCTGGCCACCGAGTTCCAAGTCAGCGTCCAGACAGCCACCCAGTGGTTCGATGCCGGATGCCCAATGGACTACGAGGAGGCCGTGCAATGGAAGCTCCAGAGGCGTGCACAGGCCGCGATTAAGTCTGAGCAAGGGTCACAGCCCAACAAGCTGGAAAAAGCCCTACAACAGGCCGCAGCGTGCGAGGAAACGGTCAACTGGGATGCCATGTCAACCCAGTTCCGACAGATGTGCGATCTCGTCGCCGAGTTCTTCCTGATGGGCATGACGGTCACAACCATCAATACCAAGCTTGGTGTCGCTGTCCCTGTCATCAATCGCATCATCGCTAACCATCCCGACACCAAAGAGAAGGAAGCTCAAGCCCGCACCAATCGCCTCCGAGAGATCGCCAGGCTGTCATCCGATGCACTTGTTGACATGCTCGGGAACCCCATGCAACTCGCCAAGATGAAACCCGCCGAGCTCAACTTCATCCTCGGGACAGCTCAAGACAAGCTCAGAGACTCCGAAGGTGCAGCGCAGCTCACCATCAGCATCCACAACAAGATCAATGCATTGTCCTTTGAAGAACTCATTAACTCCATCCCCAAACAAGTCGATGCCATCGATGGCGAATATGAGTTCGAAACCCCGTCAGGAACCAGTAGCAGTGCGCAGGCCCCCGTTTCAAAACCACCGCTCAGTCTCAATAACGGCCCTAAAAATAAGCCCGACTCTGACGCGTCCGAGTAAGTCATTGCAAATCAACCCAAGCTCACTATCTATTCTAGGTGTTATCAGAAGTTATCAACCAATAATCGCCCGACAGGGGGGGGAGGGGGGTCGGTTCGCTGGCTCCGCAAAATTACCCCCACTCGTCCAGCCCCCGAAAAATTTTATGAAAAAACAGCAACCTAACAAGCAAGAAACAAAACAAGATCAACCGCCTATGCCGCCTGAGTGGCCGAGGATGGGCAAGGCCGCGCCTGGGAGACAGCCGCAGAACCCCCGTGTGTTGCGGGTGGACCTCGACGGGGAGGTGGTGAATGTGCAGGTGCGGTCGAATGCATTCTACCGGGCGAACGAGCCGGTCTTGGTGGGAGTGGACGCCGGCGGGGCGTTGGTGGCGGTGAAGCCCAAGACGAATGCTTTGTTGCACGGGGGGTATGAGCGATGAGCGAGGAACAAAAACACAGCGCAATGCTGGGACAGATCGCCTGCTTGGTAGAGGAGTTCTGCACCGGAGAGGAGACCACTCTCCAAGGCGTGGCGCACCTGCTTGCCAGGTATTTCGACCTACGAGCAAAGCAGGCGTGGGATTTCGTTGATCAGTTAAAGGAGGAGGCCAGCGATGAGTGACACGCCTGAGACGGATGCTTTTATGACAAGAATTAGAGGGATCGACGGAGATAAACACTGGGTTCCCGCCGATACAGCTAAACGCTTGGAGCGCGAGCGCGACGAGGCCAGATCCGCTATCCCAGCCGGCGAATGGGTAGCCTATAAAGACCACCAAAAAGTCCATGACGCAGCGAGTCGCCTATTGGTTGCGATCAACAAACAACTGCCAATCGGCTGCTTTATATTGATAAACAGCGAATATCACAGACTCCAAAACGCGATCTACGGCAGGGAGGCCACCAAATGACCTGCCCGACCTGCCAATCTACCACCCGCGTCGTCTCCTGCCGTTCTGTTGGCGATGGGTTTATTCGTCGGCGCCGGTGTGAGAACGGCCACCGTTTCAACACCGCCGAGGTCTCGCACCTCGGCCCCTTCCCTTGGGCGAAGAAAACCGCGACCAAGCCCACCAAGCGCCCCAAACGCGCCCGCAAGGCCAAGCCTAAGCCCTCCGATTGGCTCACCCGCATCAACGACAAGCTCGCCACCCTATGACATTCACGCAAACCGCCCACCCGCTGCTGCCATTTATCCCGCCTGAGCTTTTCGTTTCCGACTTCGAGGCGGCGAGGGCCCTCCTTGAGGAGAGGGAACGCCGCATTTCTTTAGAAAAAGAGGATCCCATCCGCTACGGCTACGAGCCCGAGCACTGGACCAAGGCCGAGAAAATCGCCAAGCGCTACCGCGACCTGTTGGTGCTCGGCGGCAACCGCTCCGGCAAGTCCACATGGGCGGGGAAAATGGTCGTCCGCACCCTACTGGACAAGCCAGCCAGTCGAGTGTGGTGCTTTCAAACGACGAACGACAACAGCATTAGCATGCAGCAGCCCATCGTGTGGAATTTCATGCCCGCCGAGCTGCGAACGGCCAAGCGCAGCAAGATCACCAACATCAGCTACACGCAAAAAAACGGTTTTTCCGAAAATACCGCCGTCCTTCCGAACAAATCACAGGTGTGGTTCCGAAATTACGCCCAGGACATCACGACAATCGAGGGTGGTGAGATCGATCTCGCCTGGTGCGACGAATTGGTGCCCCTCGACTGGCTCGAAACCATCAGATTCCGCCTTCTCGACCGAAATGGCATCCTCCTCGTCACCTTCACCCCCATCGAAGGCTACTCGCCTACGGTAAAAAACTATCTCCAAGGCGCCAAGACACTCGAGGAGTGCGATGCCGAGCTTTTGCCGAGAAAAAGCGGCAAGGGATTTGAAAAAGTCCCCGTCGTGCAGGAATGCGTCACCCGGCACGCCGGCATCTGCTATTTCCAGACCAAAAACAACCCGTGGGCAGGCTACGGGCGCATGAAGACCGAGCTCGCCAAGCAACCGCGAGAAAAAATCCTCTGCCGCGCCTACGGCGTCCCCGTCAAAGCCGCCGCTACACGCTTCCCCCGCTTCAGAGAGTCGGTGCATGTCGTCAAGGCCGACCAGATTCCTAAGGAAGGCACAAACTACCTCTTCTGCGACCCTGCGGGCGGGAAGAATTGGTTCATGCTCTGGATCCGAGTGGACGCCGCCGAGCGGGCGTGGGTCTACCGCGAGTGGCCGCAGACCGATACCTACATCGAAGGCGTCGGCTACGCCGGGCCGTGGGCGATCTCCAGCGGCAAGAAAGCCGACGGCGAAGCAGGCGAAGGGCAGAAATCCTTCGGGTATGGGTTGCTCGCATACAAGGCCGAAATCGAACGCATGGAAGCCCTCGACGGGGTCAAGATTTTTGAGCGCTGGATAGACTCAAGGTATGCCAACACCACCGTTGCCGGCACCCGCGAGCAATCCACCACCCTCCTCGAGGAACTCGAGGATGTCGGCATGTCCTTCCGATCCTGCCCTGGCGAGAACATCGAGGAAGGCGTCGGCCTCATCAACAACGCACTCTACTATGACGAAGAAGCACCCATCGACCACACCAACGCGCCTCGGCTCTATATCTCCGAGTGCTGCACCAACACCATCTGGGCCCTCAAGGAGTGGACCGGCACCGACGGCCAGAAAGGCGCCAGCAAAGACCCCATCGACTGCCTCCGCTACCTCCTCACTTCTGGAGTCGGCAATGTGGAAGGAGGAAAGCTCAATGTCACCGGAGGAGGTGCCTATTAAACGCCGCACGCTCCGCAAGCGCGATGTTATGGACCTCCTCGGCATTTCGGAGCGCACCTACAAGACCTACATCGAAGTCGGCCTGCTGCACCCGCTGCCCGCACCTCGGCAGAAACGCCACACCTTCTCCCTCGCAGCCATCATCAAAAAATTCCAACTCGCCTGACCCTATGTTCAACCTAAAAAAAACCACCACCCGCTACATCCTCCCAGACCGCCTCGACGAAGACGACATGACGACCGCGCTGTGCATGCCAGGCAGCAAGCCGCTCGTCGTGCAAGCAGTCCTCCAAGTCCTCCGCGACCATATCGACGACGCCGTCGAATTAGTCGGCAGCATCAAGGTCGCCACCGAGCACGGCCAGCTCGCCCACTGCGCCGGCGCCCTCGACGCCCTGCGCGGCCTTGAGTCCGACCTCCTCCAGCGAATCAACGAAGCGAGCAAGAAAATGTAGAAAACTTCAGTGGTATCCCAATGTTGAAAAAACAGCCTTCTTTTTTCAACGATTAGAAAAAACCGTGCAAACACAAGTCACGCTTGAACTGCTCGCCAAATTCTAATAACTCCGTGTCCTCTGTGTCCTCTGTGGTCAAATCCCCTCGCTTTTTTCTGCCGTTATAGGGCGGTCGATGCCTGTTTCTGCCGCTTTGGGTGCGGCTCTATAGATTTCCAGAATTCTGTCGTCATTCTGAATTTCAACGAGCCCCTGTGCCGCTCGCCCCAGAAGGCACTGACCCACTTGGTTGGATTACCATGACGACAGACACACAAGACACCCCAATGACGCTCTCCGACATTGCAGCCGAAATCGGCTTCGATCTCGAAGAGGTAACCCCGCAGGAACAACCCGCCGCCGAGGAGACCGAAGCCGCGCCAGAAGCGCAGCCAGAGGCCACCGAGACGGAGGACGCCTCAGCGGAAACTGATCTTTCACAGGATACCGACAAAGAAACTGACGACGACAGCGACGCCGAGTCCGAAGAGGACAAAGACGACGCCGAGCCGGAAGAGGAAAAGAACCCCGTCCCCGAGAAGCTCCTCAAGCGCATTGACAAGATAACGGCCAAACGCCGCGAAGCTGAAGAACGCGCCGAGACCCTCGAGAGCGAGGTCAGCGAGCTGCGAGCCAAACTCGACGCCACCGTTCCCATCCAAGTTACCCCCACTGCGAGCGACCCGCTCGCCGATGTGGAAACGCCCGAGCAACTCGAAGACCGAGTTGCTACCGCGAAGAAAATCCGCGCTTGGGCCATCAAGAATTTGGAAGGCGGCACCGTCCAGAATGCCGCCGGCGAGGATGTCTACTACGAGCCCTCCCAGGTTCGTGAATACCTCGCCACCGCCGACGAGCTCCTCACCGAGCACGCCCCCAAGCGCAAGGAATGGATCTCGCAGCGCAGCATGGTCCTCAACGAAGCCAAGGCCGTCTACCCGGCCCTCTTCAAGGCAGGCACCCAAGAGCACGAAAGCCTCTTGGCCACCATCAAAGCGCACCCCTACCTCAAAGGTCTCCCTCAACTGGAGATGATCGTAGGAGACGCGATGGAAGGCATGAAGCTCCGCTTCGCCCGTGCCGAAGCCGCCCAGAAAAAAGCTGCATCGTCCAAGACCGAGTCGAAATCCCCCGTGAAAGCCAGCAATCCGCCGAGTCCCGCAAAAGGTGCCCGAGTGCCCGCCCAAGACATAGCGAACCGCGAAGGAGCCAGAAACCTGCTCACTCGAGGATCCGCACTCAAAACCGACGACATCGCCGCGTTCCTTGAAGGAGCGCTCTAACCCCCCAAATCCAAACCAACACCCCCCCCTTAACACAATGCCCGCAACACTCATCACATCCCAGACTGGCATCCGCCAGGACCTCTCCGACCTCATCGCGGTCGTAGACGCAAAATCATGCCCCGTCGTCTCCATGGCGAAAAAGGGCTCAGAACCCATCAACCCCCTGACACAATGGCAAGCTGACGCCTTCGGCGCTCCAACACTCGCCGGTGTGCTCTCCAACTCGGATGTCACCGCTTCCGATTACGAAGACCAAGCCGCGAACCGCGTGCTCCTCTCGGCCCGCATTCAGAAGTATCGGCGCGTCCCGAGTGTAGATGATCTGGCAAATACCGTTTCCGAAGTAGCAGGAATCGGCAAAAAGAAAGAAATGGCCCGCGCCGTCAGCAAGAGCCTTGAGATGCTCAAGCGCGACATGGAAGCCACCTTCTGCTCGGACCAAGAGTCCCGCGAGCAATCCGGCTCCAACGCTTACCTCACCCGTGGCCTCGGCAAGTGGATCCAGAACGGCGCTCAGTCCGACCTCCCCGTCAACGCCAACTACCGCACACCCACCGGATCGATCAACGCGACTGCGACCGCATCGCTCACCGAGAACAACATCCAGGACATGCTCCAGAGCATCTACTCCCAGACCGGCAAGGTTTCGACCTACAGCCTCGTTTGCGGACCGACGCTCAAGCGCCAGTTCACATCCTTCACGAGAACGCAGTTTGCTTCGACGAATGTCGCCAGCGCGATCCGCGTGTTGAACCAGAAGGACGAGAACAAAATCGTCTCGACGGTGGATATCTTCGAGGGCGACTTCGGCACTCTCGAGCTCATCCCATCGCTCTTCCTGGCCGCTGACGCAGCCGTCAACGCAGCCGCCGTTCAAAACGGCCGTGGCTATGTCCTCGACATGGACATGGTCGAGCTCCGCTACAATCGCAAGCCCCGTTTCCAAGAGCTGGAAGACCGTGGCGGTGGACCACGCGGCATTGTGGACGCGATCTGCGCTTTGTGCGTCAAGAGCCCTCTGGCTCTCGGCAAGTTCGCACCGACTGCCTAATACAGCCTCCCCCGCATAGGCCCTACGGAGGGGCGCTCACCACCCTCCAGATAAACCCTGAGCGCCCCTCCCAATGCGGGACAACTTTCTAAATGTCCGACCTCGCAGTAGAACTCGAAGCCGATCTTGGTGACCTCGCCCCGATGGTCACTGAGGAACTCCGCACCGGCTGGCACGCCTCCATGGTCGACGCCGAGATGCGCCAGCAGCGGATCAAAGCCGCCAGCGACCGCATCGCCGCAGCCCGCAGCACGGTGGACGGTATCGGCCAGCACACCATGAGCGTCGATTTCGATTCCTACATCTACTGGAACAACCTCCTGCCCGGTTGCTGGAAGGACAAAGGATTCCGCGAGGAATTCAAAAAGGCCAACCCCCACACCGTCGTTACCACCACCGCCAAGCCGACCATCGTCGTCCAATGAAATCCTCGGACATCTCAGAAATCATCGGCTTGGTCGAAGAAGCGGAGACCGACGCAGCGAACTACTGGTCGCGCAAGAATCTCAATTATAACCAGCGCTTCTGCCTCTGGCCAGGACAAGACGACACCGGCCGCAAATACTCGTCGAACCTCGGCAAAAACGCATTCCCTTGGGATGGTGCCTCCGACTCCCGAATCCGCCTTTCCGACATGCTCATCAACGAGCGCGTGCGGCTTATGAAGAATTCCTTCACCCGCGCCCGTCTCGCCGTCATGCCTACCGAGACGACCGACATCATGGCCGGCCGCAAAGTCGAGACCGTCATCCAGTGGATCCTCAATTCGCACTGCGCCGCCATGACCAAGCGCGAAATCGAACTTGCCGCAAACATCCGAGAAACTTACGGCCTCGCCGTGATGGGCGTCTTCTGGCGCCGGACCACTCGCAACGAAAAACTCACCTTTACGCTTGAGTCTCTCCAGATGCAATACATGGAGACCGGCGACCCCCAGCTCGCCCTCATCATCGAGGCCATCCTCGACCCCACGCAGGAAGAAGCAGTCGCCCGCGAGATGGATCTCCTGCTTCCAGGCCAAGGCACCGCAGCCAATGTCCGCAAGCTCCGCGAGACCGGAGCGTTTGAATACGACTCGCCCTACATCTTCGAGAACCTCCCCGATTGGCAAGCCTACGAGCCGTGGGAGGACATTATCTTCCCGCCCTCGACCTACGACCTCCAGCGGGCTCCTTTTATCGCCTGCCGCGAACTCCTCCGCGAGGACGAGCTCCGCGAGCGAGAGATCACCGAGGACTACGACCCCCGCTGGATCGAAGAGGCTGTGAAGCACAAAGGCATCTCTCGCCGCACCGGGCGCAACATGTATCGCATCACCGATACATTCCTGCTTTCCGACGACCGCGACATGATCGAGGTCTGGCGCGTCTATCAGAAAAAGTGGAACGAAAAGATCGGCGCCATGGAGGTCATCTGCACCCACATCCAGCCCAGCGTCGTAGACCGTGTCGCCAAGTCCGAGGCCATGGGCTACGAGCACGGGCAGTATCCCTTCATCGAGCTACCCCTCGAACGCACCAGCCGCCCGCTCATCGAGGCCCGAGGCGTGCCAGAGCTCGTCGCCACCCAGCAGAGCGAGATCAAGGTGCAGCGCGACTACCGCAGTGATCGCGCCAGTTTGACCATTCTCCCTCCCCTAAAAGTCCCCGCCAACCGAGGCAAATTGGAAATCGTCCTCGGACCCGCCAAGCAGCTCCCAGAGCGTCGCCCCGGCGAATTCCAATGGATGGCCCCTCCGGTGAACGACATGGGCACCATCGAAATCGAAGCCGCCACCCGTCGCGATGTGGATGAATATTTCGGCATCCCCCGCGCCGACATGGCCCCGCAGCGTGCTCTCCTCGCCCAGCAGGATCTGGTCGATACCTGGCTCGCCGACATGGCCCTCATCCTCGGCCAGACCTTCCAGCTCTGCCAACAATACCTCGACGACATCCAATTCGTGCGAGTCGCCGGCGGCCTACCCACCCCCTTCCGCGCCAGCCGCCAGGATATCCAAGGCAAATACGACCTCCGCCTCGACTTCGACGCCCGCACGCTCGACTCCGAGGCCCTCAAAATCAAGCTGCAAGGGCTCACCCAGCTCATCCCCCTGGATACGCAAGGAGTCATAGACCGCGCCGGTCTCGTCAAATTCCTCTTCGGTTCCATCGACCCCAATCTCTCCGAGCTCCTCATCCGCGACGCCGAGGCCGCCTCTCAGCAAGAGATCGACGACGAGCAGGTCCAGTTCACGAAAATCGCCGCCGGCACCGAGCCGCCGCTCAAAGGCGAAGGCCAGAATTTCCAGCTCCGCCTGCAAACCCTGCAAAACATCGTGCAGAGCAACCCGGCCATCCAGCAACGCCTCCAGCAGGATCAAATTTTCGCCGCCATGCTCAACGCCCGCATGGAGTCATTTAGCTTCCAAGTCCAACAACAGCAAAACGCGCAAATCGGCCGCGTCGGCGCCCAGCCCGGCCTCCAAAAAGTCGCCGAGGAAATGCAAGGAGGCCCGCAATGAAGGCCACGCCCTACCGCACCGTCCGCGATGGCGTGATCTCCCGCATGGGCATCGACCCCGACCAGCCGCTCATGGCCTCGCAGGCTTCCGCGCTCGCCGAGTATCTCACCACCGCTGCCGCGACGGCTTGGACCTTCTTTGATTGGCCGGAGACAAACTACACCGAGAAGCGTGTTGTGCTGGGCACTGGTTTTGCCGAGGGCGGCTACACCTACGAGCACGATTACCAGGGCACCACCTCCTACATTGGCCGCGCTGTGCAGGGATCGGAATTTTCCGACCTTGTGTGGCGCATTAAGCGGGTGAGCACCACGACAAGCGGCGAGGTTTCCAATATCGACACCGCGCTTAATGTGGCGTGGAACGACCGCGCCACGGCCGCCTATGTCGAGGATTCCGGCAACGAGGCTGCCGAGGATGCGTTGCCCTACATTCCGCTCATCCAGACAGGCCAGACGCCTATCGGTAATATTGTCGCGGTTTACGCTGACAAACCAAGCGAGTATGCCGTCACACAGAAGTTGGAGTTTGTCATCACCGGCGACAGGCTCGTCATCATTGACGAGAACTATGTCTCGGGTCCGGTGTATGTGGAGTTCTCGCTGCCTCAGCCCCGCTTCACGGCGACTTCTTTCAACTCCTCCAACACCTATTCCGCTGGCGACCTCGTTTTCTACAACACCACCGGCGATTGCTACGAGGCTATCTCTGACACGACCGGCAATCTCCCGACGAATGAGGAGTTCTGGCTGCGCCACCGCATCCCCGCCTTCCTCGCCGACTACCTCAAGTTCTACGCACTCGCCGAGACGCTTTCGGAGGACGGCCAGATGGACAAGGCCAACTACCAGTTCTCCCGCGCCGAAGGCATCCTGCAACAGCGCATGGACGATGCGTGGTTGAGAAAAGGCGAGCTGCGCCGCTACTCCGCCAGCTTCCAATAACCCCCCCCTTGACACCCTCTCCCATAATAAAAATAACGACATGAGTAACCCCACAATTCAGATCGCCGCCCGTTCCTCCTCAGGCATCGTGCAACCAGTCCAAGCCACTCCTGATGGGGCTCTGCGAGTCACCACAGGTTTTCCTCTTCCTCTTTACGATGCCTTCAGCATCGTGCGTGTTGGCTCCACAAATAACACCGACTACACGCAGTATTCTTTCGGCGGCACAGCGGTGGCTCGCGTGAAAGTTACTTACTTTGGCGGCACGCCGACTACGGATAACGCCTCGATCTCCGGCTCGTTTATTCAGTTTCCGCCTTTCGCATAACATGGGACAGATTGCCTTTGATCCACTGACCGGCAGCATGATTTCGACCACTGCGCAAAACGCGCAGCTCGACTCATCAGGCCAACTCTCTGGCGATCTCATCCCGAGCGACTTCGACGATGTGCAGCGCTTTGACAATCTCGCTGCCTTCCCTGCCGAGGGCGTCGTCGCCCGCATCTATTTTGCTGCCGACAGCAACCTCCCATACCGATGGGACCCACCCACACTTTCCTACCAGCCCATTGTCGCCGATTCGGACGGCGGTGAGTTTTAGGACTACCCCGCAGTAACAACCCCCAAAACATTAAAAATATGCCCTCCAATATTCGCATCAAACGCAGACTTACCGGCGCAGCCGGAGCCCCATCCAGCCTCCTTGCAGGCGAGCCAGCCTATAACAAAGTGGACGAGGTTCTCTACCTCGGAAATGGCACCACGATAGACAAAGTAGCAGGCCGTGGCGCAGTCGTCATGCTCGACGGCGCACAGACCGTCGCAGGCGTCAAAACCTTCTCCGACACCATCACCGGTTCCGTCTCTGGCAACGCTGGCACAGCCACCGTGCTCCAGACTGCCCGCGACATCTCGCTCACTGGCGATGTCACAGGCACAGCCTCTGCCTTCAACGGCTCGGCCAACGCCTCCATCTCCGCCACTCTGGCCAACAGCGGCGTCTCAGTAGGCACGCACACCAAAGTCACCGTGGACGCCAAAGGCCGCGTCACCGTCGGCGCGAACCTCGCCGCCAGCGACATCCCCACGCTCACCGCGTCCAAAGTCTCCGACTTTGATACACAGGTCCGCTCCAGCCGCCTTGACCAAATGGCCGCGCCAACCGCGTCCGTTTCGCTCAACAGCCAGAAGATCACCGGCCTTGCCGAGCCTTCGGCCTCCAGCGACGCATCCACCAAAGGCTATGTCGACACCGCAGTCAGCAACCTCGTTGATGGCGCTCCCGACCTCCTCAACACGCTAAACGAAATCGCCGCCGCTATCGCCGATGACGCGAACTACGCGACGACCGTAACCACCGCCCTGGGCACCAAGCTCGTCAAGTCCAGCAACCTCAGCGACCTCACCGACGCCTCGGCCGCCCGCACAAACCTCGGACTCGCCATTGGCACCAATGTCCAGGCTTACGACGGCACCCTCGCCGCCATCGCAGGAGTCACCGTAGCTGCCGACAAGGTTATCTACGCCACCGGCGCGGATCAGTTCAGCACTGCTGACCTCTCGAGCTACGGCCGCAGCCTCATCGACGACGCCTCCGCCTCCGATGCCCGCACCACGCTCGGCCTCGGCAGTATCGCCGTCCAAGCCGCGAACAATGTCGCCATCACAGGCGGCAGCATCAGCGGTGTCACCATCGACAACATCACCGTCGATGGAGGAACTTTCTAAAGTTCCCCTCCCTCCCCACAGCGGTGGCGCGGTTCATCCCGCGCCATCGCTCCACGGGGCCCCTTTATTAAAACTTAATCCTTAAAACTTAAAATTTCCTAAATGGCCACGGTCATACAGCTCCTTCGCACCACGGTTCCAGGCCGAGTGCCCACCGCCGCGCAAGTGGCCCAGGGCTCCCTCGCCCTCAACCTCGCCGACCGCCGCCTCTACAGCAAAGACCACACCAACGAAGTTTTCAGATTAGCCCGCCCCCGCGACCCATCGGACTACCAACTCCTCCACGCCGTAGACGGAGCGAACCTCTACATCGGCCGCCTAGCCTGGGACGACTACCCCGCAACAGGCGAACCAGACGACTCCACCGCCTGGACAATTTACCGCATCACCACCAACTCCGCAGGCGATGTCGTCTCGGAGCAATCGGCCACCGGCGCGTGGTCGAACAAAGAATCTCTAACCTACTCATAATATGACAGCTACCAACCCAATTCAAATCGACGGCAAATCGTTTGACCGTTACAGCCTCAACCTCGCCATCAATGGTAAGTATCTACCAGATGGCACGCCAGATGCGTCCATCGCAGCCCGATTCATCCCCACGCGTTTGGTCGAGGGCGGCGAGCCAGAGCAGGCGCAAGAGCAGTCCGTCAACATCGCCCTCGGCTCCCTCTCCGGCTCCGACGAACCCACACTCACTGCCGTTGCTGAAATCAGTGCGGCACTCCAAAAATTCATCCTCTCGAAAGGACTCTAATTATGGCTAACTATCGCGCAGTAGCAAACGGCAACTGGTCAGCAGGAGCAACATGGGGTGGCGGGGCAGTGCCTCCCAATGGCGAAGGTCACAACATTTATTCAAATGGGTTCACGGTCACTATAGACCAAAATGTCGATGTCGCTCTCATCACCAATGCCGCACTCACCGCATCGTTCGTTGGTGGAGGGACATCAGCGGCAGCATTAGGAGGCTTTGTAGCTAATTCGAATTTTAACATTGTGGCAAACATTGGGCACAATGCGACAGGTTCAGCTCCCTCCACACTTCAAATAAATGGAACGGCAACTTTTCAAATAACTGGCAACATAAATGCAAATTCGAGCGTGGGAGCAAACAACACCGCACCTGTGACTCATTCAGGCAGCGGAACCGTTTCAATAACTGGCAATGTGAATATTGGAATTTCGAATGGCACACCTGGAATAATTAACAATTCATCGTCAGGCACAATTTCTATTTTAGGAAATGTTGAAGGCTATAATTATGGAAGTGCCTCTGCGGGTAGTATCTTAAATTCAAGCACAGGGACATGCACTGTTCAAGGAAATTTGATCGTTACAAAGTCCCAAAATGCAATACATAATTCAGGCGCAGGAATTATTAACTACTCAGGCTCTGCAACAGGAAACTCAGTTGCAGGAGGCGCTCCAATTTCAAATGTCGGAGCAGGAATCATAAATGTCACTGGAAACCTAGCAGGCGGGTCAACAACGGCTGCCCTTGTAAACACATCTGCATCAGCTACAATTACCGTATTAAATGGAATCCTTACAGCGTCCTCCGCGCAACATGCAATATCATCAAGCGCAGGCGGATCTTTACGTCTAAATTGTAGTTTTATTTCAGCAATCAACGGGCGGCTCCCTGTATTTGCACCTGCATTTATTTTGCAAACCACTCCAATCAATGCACAAACACGTTATTCTTTAAATGGGACAGGAACATATGTTGATATGTTCACGGCCGACAACTCGACCGCATTAAACCAAGCCGCTCCAACCGATGTCCGCAACGGCGTAGCATACGGTATCGGGAACTCGCAAACCGGACGCCTCACACTCCCAGCTCGCGGATCGGTGTCGCTCTCGGTCAACTACGGGCCAAGCATGCCATTTACTGCCACTCGCAGCGGCACGACTGCCACGGCAACGCTGGCCTACAGCTACCCATTGGTAGTCGGCGACCAGATCACCGTCACCGGCGCATCAAACTCCGAGTGGAACAGCACCTACACCATCGCGTCGGTGGTGTCTGGCACATCGGTGACATTCGTTGTCCCTGCTACGCACAGCGCAACCGCAGGCACAGGCGCGACGATGCAGACAACCGGCACAGCCGCCCTCGATCCCGCTGCCGTGGCCTCGGCAGTGTGGGGAGCCGCCAGCCGCACCATCACCGGCGGGCTTGTGGATACCGCGACAACGCTCACGAATGCGCCCACGGTTCCAAATGTAGTTCAAATACGGCAGGAATTGGACGCCAACAGCGTCAAACTTGCTAATCTCGACGCCGCAGTTTCCAGTCGATCAACCCTCACCGCCGCGCAAGTCAACGCGGAAACTGACACGGCCCTTGCCGATGTCGGCCTCACAAACACCGTTACCGGGCGCATCGATGCCGCAATCTCATCGAGGCTCTCGCCTTCGGGAACGCTGGCAACCGTCACGACATTGACCAACGCACCCGCATCAGTCACACCCGCTCAAATCCGCGCCGAGATGGATGCCAATTCGACTAAGCTGGCCAACTTGGATACGACCATTTCAAGCCGCCTTGCGGGATCGGCCTACACAGCGCCAGCAAACAGCGACATTGCCGCAGTGAAAGCAAAAACGGACAATCTGCCAGCAAGCCCGGCAGCCGTCAGCGACATCCCAAGCGCGAACATCGCGGCCATCAAAACAAAAACCGACAATCTCCCTGCATCGCCAGCAGCAACCGGAGACATCCCTTCGGCCAACATCTCAGCAATCAAAGCCAAGACGGATCTGCTCAACACAGATCGCCT